TCAAGGCGGAAAGACGACAAAGAAGTATTGGATTTACTCTGAAACTGAATTTATAAGCGTTACAGCAGATGGGAAAATGGTCGAACAAGATATGATTGAAAATGGTGGAACGAATCCATTTGGCATTATACCATTTGTTTATATCTCTAATTCAACATACTTGTTAACACCAATTCCAGACTACGATCTTTTTTGCATGACGCTTTTAGTTCCAATTCTTTTCACTGATCTAAACTTTGCGTCGATGTTTAGTCATCATGGAATTATTTACACTATCGACGTTAACGCAGAAAACTTAAAGATATCTCCGGACACGTTTTGGAATTTAAAAACGGAGATCGATGGAAAAACTCCTTCGGTTGGAATCTTACGACCTGAAACCAATGCCGACAATGATCTAAATCTTTTAAGGCAGCAGCTCGCAACATGGTTATATACTAAAAACATTAAACCAAGTGGACTATCAAATTTAACCTCAGAGAATTTCGCAAGCGGCTTTGCATTACTTATTAGCAATCTTGACACTGTAGATTACACGATTGAATTACAAAATATGATGAAAAATGTTGAAGAAAAAGAACTATGGAAAAAACTGGCGACCATACATAATTATGCCTGGAATGCTGGGATGTTATTTAACGGTCTGATTCCATTTAGCGAAGATGTTGAAGTAACGGTTGAGTTTCCAGAAATTAAAGTTATCGAAGATCGAACAACAACTATTGCCAACGTTAAAGCTGAACTAGAAGCAGGACTAACCAGTAAGAAGCGAGCATTAAAAAGATTGAATCCAAAGATGACAGATCTTGAGGTTGACGATTTACTGCAAGAAATCAACGAGGAGAAGGAATATGCCAGCAAGGAAACAATGGAAGTTCGACCTGGAAGTTCCGATGAACCTGGATCAGAGAACGAGGACGGCGATAGCAAATGAAGTTAAAGATTTCATTATAGAGCGGACGCAGGATAAACACCTTGATAAATATAACCGACCGTTTCCAAAATATTCAAAGGAATATGAGCGGTCGTTAAACTTTAGACTTGGCGGCAAGTCGTCAGCGGTTGACCTAACATTGAGTGGTGATATGCTTGCGGCAATGGAAGTTTTAGAAAACAAAAAAGGTAAGATCACGATAGGATATAAAAAAGGAACGGAAAACGATAAAGCCGAAGGAAATATTATCGGATCATACGGTAAACCAAGTGGCGATCCAAAGAAGGCCAGAGATTTTTTAGGCATTACTGATAAGGATTTTAAAAACATAGTGGATAAATATAAAAATGAATCAGCGGTTGAGCAAAGCGAGTTTAATCGTGATTTAGTAGATTTCATTTTTGGAGGTTAACGTGCTTCAAATTAAGATAACTTCCGATTTAAGAAAATTAGAAAAGAGATTTAAGGGAATAATCTCCGGTGCTTTCAGCAGGGATCGAATGGACGCTTACGCCATGTTTTTGGCGAATCTGATTAAGAAAAGGACACGACTTGGTTATGGCGTTAAAGAAGAGGGTGCCGACAAGCAAAAGCTAGCGGCATTAAGCAAGCCATATATTAAGATCAGGAAAGATTCCAGAAAAAACCTTCGTGGTGTATTATCATCGGAAACTTCTCCAAGTAAATCCAACTTGACTTTCACAGGCCAACTATTAAATGCAATCCTGGGACGCAATAAGGGTATCGGCAAGGGTGAGGTTTATATCAAGGAACAACGTAACGATGGAGTTAAAAATTCAGATATCGTGGAAGGGCAGGAAAAGAAACAGGGACGACCATTTTTCTACATATCTAAACTTGAGAAGCAACAATTAAAAAATGCAGCAGCGAAAGACCTTCGGGATTATATTAAGAAACAATTCAAATAGGAGAGTATTTAATGGCAGATGAACAAATCGATGATCTAAAAACACCTGACGATCTTCCACCGGTAGACACGTCCGTTCCGTATGAAACATATCGGAAGTTTTTGTCTCAAAGAAAAAACGATGTTGAAAAAATGAAAGAGTTAACATCAAAAATTGAATCGTATGAGAGAAAACTTAAAGAAGCCAATAGCGGAAAAGATGTAGACTATAAGCAGTTACTTGAAACGAGGACTAGAGAGCTTGAGGATTTAGGTAAACAATTACAATCAAAAGAAGCCTTGATTAAAGAAAAGGAAGAGCGTGAAATTCGGTATAAAAAACTATCTGCTTTCACCGATCAGCTTCCGGCTAAATTAAAAAAGAAAGAATATTATCAGTTTGTCGATACCGATAGAATGTTGATCGATCCCGATACCGGAGATATTGATAGTAAATCACTTAAGGTTTATGCTCAACAATTCGCAGACGAATTTAAGGACCTTTTAGATTTCAAATCAACTGGTAACCTTCCGAATGCAACGAGAGGCGGAAAGCCGACCCTATCATATGAAGAGTGGTTAACACTTCCAAGTAAAGAAATGAAGGCAAGATCTAGAGAAGTTATCATGCCATCTTAGACTATTGACACGCACTAAATAATCAATCATCATTAAATCATCTGGTCGTGCTGGGTAATCGAATCGAGTTCGGTTGTTAAATGTAAAAAACTTTAATGAATCGAACTATCTAATAAATAGTTCAAATTTAAAAATATAAACGGAGTTATAAAAATGAGTGTTACTACTTTCAACGATGTGAAAAATGTGCAGAATCTGGTCGCTAAATATTGGTCGCCAATGTTCAGCAAAGAACTTAGAGAAAATACTTTATGGATGAATTTTGTAGACGGAATCGAAAAATATCGACCTGATCTAGTAAGTGCTGAAACACCAATTAAAATGGGCGACACTTTTTATGTAAATACAATTACTAAACCTTCGAATACTGTTAAAACATGGGGTGTTGATTCTAATTCTTTTGATTCAACTGCTCTAACAGGTAGTCAATCAACATTAGTTGTTAACAAGCGTGCGACTTCGAGTTATGAATTTGAAGATATAGCAGTTCTTGCCAGTCAGTTAAATAGTCCAGACGGACAATCACAAATTCGTGCTGCATTACTTGCAGATTGTATGGAACAGGTAAATGATTACATCAAGTCAATCATCAATCCTTCTGCTGCTGCTCCTGATCATGTTGTTTCTGGTGTAACTGATTTTACATTTGCTCAACTTTCAGCAATCAGAACATTATCTGCTGCTGCTAAATGGGGTAACTCTGGCGAAGCGTGGAGACTTGCAGTTGATCCATCTTACCTTTCGGATCTAATTGATGAGACAAACAATTCATCAAATGATTTTAATGGTGGCGATACTCCAGTTCTTAATGGTGCTTTCAGAAGTCCACGACTTGGATACGGAATTTTTGAAGATAACTCATTAACGACTGACGTTGGTTATGCCTTCATTAACTCATGGGCGATTGGTGCTTTTGGACAACCAACTTTTGACGTTGAGAGATTGTTATCAAATAAACAATTTGGTTACATCATTGTTGCAAAAATGGATTTTGGTGTAGTTCAACATGATAACAAAAGAATAATTAAGATCTACAATTCTTAATAGGTTGATATGTACATAAAGATTAAGTGCCGGGAAGAAGACATTGGACAAGAATTAAACCAGATTAATTTCAAGTTTGAAATTGTAGCAATGACTTCCATCGGCACCAAGATAATAATTATTATTAAAAAAAAGGATAAATAACTATGGCAGCATTAGTCGGAGTAAAAAATATTGGTGGATCTTCAAGCAATGAAGGTCTTTTTAGCAATGAAGAAAGATGGATTCAAGCGGTTTATAACTTCGCATCTGATACCGGCGCACAAGCTGATTTAGATGTATTGGTTAACGGTTCTTCTACAATCAATTATGTGATCACTGACTTCTTCGCATATGTTGATCTTGCTGGAACAACAGCCACTACCAGCGTTATCGATTTGGGGATTTCCGCAGGAGGCGTAGAGGTATGGTCGAATAAAGATGCGGCTTCTTTATTAACACTTGGTGCGGTTGTTGGAATGGATACTGCTAAACCAGTATTGCTTCCAGCGAGCGGCAAGGTAGTTATGGGCATCGAAACAGGTGACCTAACTGCTGGTAAATTTACGTTCAATTTTAAAGTAAAACAAATTGTATAACTCTCTACGAGTTAGCGATGTGTTCATAAAAAATACTCCATTATCCCCGGTTGTGTAATGCGATCGGGGGTTTTGATGAAACGAGGTTAAAACAATGACGTTACCTACTCACATCAACACTAGAAAAAAAGAGAAATTCGAATTAACTAATGGAAATAAAGTTTCCGTTCGAACTATCGACAAAAGTAATATCTTAAGTTTGATGACTGGAATTATGGCAGATACAACATATGATTCAGTTGTTGCAACTGCGGTTAATGATACAACTGTTAATTATGTTTTTTACGATGGCGTAACCGCTCAGAACACCGTTGCTTTTGTTTATACAAGCGATAGCGATTGGAGCTTAACGAAAACATGATATCAACAAACGAAAAGAATAAATTCGAACTAACTAACGGAAATAAAGTTTCTTGTTCGATTTATTCCAACAAATCAAATCTAAGTATAATCTTAGATCGGGTTCAGAATTATTCGTTTGATACAATAGTAGCTTCGAGTGCTTCCGACACTGAAATCAGATATTCGTTTTTATTATCAGGTATGGAGCAAGTACAAGCAATCGTTAGCGCAACATTAACACAAATAATTGGCAGCATTTCCGTTTTATTAACAGAAGATGACAACATCCTTCTGCTAGAAGATGGCGGCTTTGTTTTATTATAGGTAAAAAATGGCAAACTTAAAGATATCTCAACTTGCAGAATTAATAGGCCCGGCAACAACCGACATATTGCCAGTTGTTGATCTTGGAACTAATACAACAAAAAAGGCAAAGCTTTCTAATTTGCCGATTTCAACTCCGGTTCAAACTTCACTAAATGGAAAAAATCCATATCATGGAGTAGTTGCTAGAACGGTTGGCGCAACAAATCCATTACCGACGCATTTAACAACTACGACATTTACTCTGGGTGCTACTGCAAATACAATATCATATTACTATAAAGGTTCTCTAGTTACCGTTGATGCCGATAAAACTTGTGCATTAGACGATGGAACAGCAGGACTTTATTTTGTTTATTTTCACGAAGATACTGGAACCATTTTATCTACAAAGAATTTTCCTGGCATCGATGAAAATTCAGAAATACTAATAGCTACTTCTATTTGGAATGGAACGGACTATGGCTTAATAAACGACGAGAGACATTCGCATACTAGAAATAAAAAATTTCATGAGTGGGCACATAACACCGTTGGAGTAAGATATAAATCGGGAATAATTTTAACTCATAACAGCGGAACTGGTGCAGCGGCAACTTTCGCAACAACTGGCGGAGAGATTGCCGACGAAGATATTAAATTTACAGTTCTAGCATCATCGGCTTTTCCAACTCCAAATGCTTGCCGTTTAATGTGGCAATCAGCAGCGGCTTTATATGATTTCGATAAAATACCGTCAACGGTTCCTTTTAAAAGAGGTGCCAACAATAGACCTTGTTACGTCCGAAGCGACACTTACGCTTTGGTGGAACTAAATTCAGCAGTTAACCGTTATATAAATTGCTTTGTATATGCCACCAGCGATCTACATACTCCAATTTATATGATCACTGAAACAGTATCTCCGGCAACGGCAACGGCAAATGGTTACACTTCGGTGGCAAAATCTAGAGCGATTCCTTTCCCTAATTTATCGGGCCTAAATATAGGGCCAGAATTTAAGCCTATCTATCGATTGATAATTCGAGCAGATGGAGTATTGCAAGCAATCGATGTAAACCAAGATGACTATCGAACAGTATCATCATTACCTATGAGCGCAGGGATCTCCTCAACAACCGCTGGCGCAGTTAGTTTCACACCGTATGGGACATTAACGGAAACAAATGTTCAAGCAGCTATTGAACAACTATACGACATAGTTGGTGCACTATGAGAGTAATATATAATACAACCGATATAACTAAAGAAGTAGTCGACTATTATTCGGGTACCAAGTCTTTAACTTTATTAAGCACGGATGCCTTATATATTGGAGATCGGGTACCCTTTAATTTTCTTTACTTAAAATTAAGTGGAACGTCTCAATCAGCAACATCAACGCTTGAGGCTTCTTACTGGGATGGTGAGAGTTTCGAAGATGCGGTTGAAACCTATGACGAGACTTCGGTATCGGGAAAGACTTTAGCGCAATCAGGATTCGTTACAATTACACCGGATAAAAACTACGGTTGGCAAAGAGAATCAACTAACGACGGTGGCGAAACGGTAATTGGACTTACTACGTTTAATATTTATGATCATTTTTGGATGAAACTAACTCTAAGTGCTGATTGTAGTGCGATTACTATTGATTGGATTGGAAGAAAATTTTCTGACGATAACGATCTGGGAACAGAGTTTCCTGATCTAGTTCGTACGAGCGTAAAGACGGCAATCCTTTCAGGTAAAACCAACTATGAAGAACAAGCAATTAGAGCGTATGATATTATCGTTAATGATCTTATTGCTAATAATTACATACATGATGGCAACCAAGTTCTCGAAAGAGATCGGGTCAAACTAACCAGCGTTAGCAAGGTCGCAGAAATCATCTACGGAATGTTAGGTGACGATTACACCGATCAGAGACTTGCCGCAAATAAAGAATATGTTAAACGATTACATAATTGTTTACCGAAGATCGATAAAAACAATAATGCCTTGATCGATGTTCAAGAAAATAAAACATCGTCAGGGAGTTTGTATCGATGAGTAGCAAAATAAGCACGGTCTTTGACGCAATCTCAACTAACATGGCGGCATTGTTTACAACAAAGACCAGAATACCATTCCCGGAATCACTTGCGGACAACGCAGAAATATTCCTTCGTAACGGCTATGGTATTCGCTTCGACGGTTCAAATCTTTCTGAAGGAGAGTTTTGTAACTACAATATAGATTATTCATTTACTATAATTTTAACTCAAGAATTTTTTGATAACGAATCAAATTATTTAACGGATGATTCAAGCAAGAAATCCATACTTGAGGACGTATATTCAATACAAAAAGACTTTTATAACGTCGATAAAATAGGACTGGCGTCATCCTGCGAGAAAATTTTTCTCGGAAGCGTTGGCCCATTACAATCAGTGGAAGACAAAAGACACGTTAGATTCATAGAAATTAATTTAATTTTTACTATAAAGGAGAGCTTTTAATATGGCAGAGCAAACACGAGCGACGATAGGCGCAATTATAGAGGAAACTACAGTTGGGGTATTAAAGAAACCGACCGCAGCGACCGACTTCATTCCATTAAGAAGTGGTGGCTTTTCTCAAGATCCTCAAATTGAGATCTTAGAAAATAACGAACTAATCGCAGGTACAATTGGCGAGGCAAAAGGTGTTCCAGGAAAAGAAAATCCTACTGGTTCACTGGGTATTTATGTAAAGCACACCGGGACGCCTAATACAGCACCTAAGTGGTCATTGCTACTTAAGTCCATCTTTGGTACTCAGACTGATCATGCGACCGAATATAACACCGTAGCAAGCTCTACAACTACTTCTCTTAACGTAGACACTGGAGAGGGCGCACAGTTCATTAAGGGTCAGGCAATTTTGTGCAAGGATACTGCAGCAGGCCGGACCTATTCAATAAGAAATATTAAATCAATTACTAACGATGCGCTTGAATTAAATTTTGCTTTAAGTAATGCACCAGCGGCGGCAATTGATTTAGGCAAGGCCAACACGCTATCTCCAGCGGCAACTGGCCATAAAAGTTTTTCAGAGTGGTTATATCAGGCCAACGGTGCTGCGATTGAAGCGAGTGCTGGCAACAGAGTTTCTAGTGCCACGATTACAGCGGATGCAGCAGGACAACTTGAGGCAACATTTAACTTTTCTGGAACTAAATATTATTTCAATCCAATCGAAGTTGATGCTTCTAGTTGTAAGATAGATTTTAAAGATGATAGCGGTTCGGAAGTTACCGCAACGTTAACGACTGGTTTTTACCGGCCAGAAGAATTAGCGACCGAAGTTGATACTAGAATGGAAGCCGCTGGTGCAAAGAACTATACATGCGCATGGGCACCACTTACAGGCAAGTTTACAATCACGTCGGACGGTTCTGCTTTAGATATTTTATGGGCCACTGGAACTAACAACGTAAATGCTGCTGATACAATTTTAGGATTTAGTGCCGATATTACAGGTGCTTTAACTTATACCGGTGCTGAAAAAACATGGGCGGCTGCTTATACCCCAAGTTACGATACTGCAAACGTAAGTAATATTGTTGTTAAAAATGCAGAATTGTTTATTGGATCGCAGACCGACAACGTATGCGTTAAGGCGAGCAATGTTTCAATATCTATCGAGGCAACACTTGCAGAAATTCTTTCATTGTGTGCAAGCTCAGGAGTTTTAGAGCGTCCTATTGTTAGAAGATCGGTAACCATGACGATAACAACTCTCCTTGAAAAACATCGTAGTGATTATATCAATTCTTTATTGAACGCTTCTGGTTTATCGGCAATGTTAAACTGTGGTCAAAAAGATGGATCAGGTAACTGGACACCTGGACAATGCTTTAACGTTTATCTAGGCAACGCAACAATTCAATCACACGTTATTTCTGGTGATGATTACCGAACAGTTTCGATTACCGCGAAAGGTTATGTAACCTCAACACTTGATGATATTTACGTTAACTTTATTTAAGGGATGATATGATTTTTAAAAAAGAAAAAGTAGAGATTGAGATTAAGGATTTGACGACAAGAACACTGGGTAAGTTTTTACACTTATCCGGTGTCACGTATGAGATGTTATTGAATCCTCAAGAAATGTTGAAAAGCATTTTTGGACTTGTAGATAAATGTTATGAAGCCGCTATCGAATTAAAACTAATTGTATCAATAAAGATTGATGGAAACATTGTTGATTTTGATACATTTGATTCGGAAGGTTCTAACTTTTTATACGTTTCAGAAATGATGATTGAATACATCAATAGTAATTTAAACGGTCAAAAAAAAACGATATAATAAGGGAGGCCATTGCTATGTTAGTTAATGGCATCTCTTTAGATTTTCTTAAAGATAATTTTCCAGAAAAATATATTCCAATTAAAAAAATAGTTGAAACTGATTTTATGGAATATCAATTGTTTTTTAAGGCCAAGGATTTAGGGATTACTTTTTCACCCGATGATCTTAGCATTAATCAGATTAACACGTTTCACTTGATGAAAAACTGCTTTGAAGAGGAGTACATTAAGAAGGCGAGAAACAAGCATGAATGATACACTAATTAAGTTTCTATTTACCGAGCAAGGAATAGAAGCATTAAAACAAAAAGTGGGAAGCCTGGGAGATTCATTAGGCAAATTAAAAACCGTTGCGTTAGGTATTGGAGCGGTATTTGCCGGAGGTGCTTTTCTAGGTAAGGCGATATCGGAAGCTATTGAAGCCGAAGATAACATTAAAAAACTTGGAGTGGCATTACAAGCAGCTGGGACTTATACAAAAGATTCAGTTAAAAAATTCCAAGAATTTGCAAGCACACTACAGGACACTACTAGGTTTAGCGATGATGCTGCCTTGGCATCTTTAACCCTATTAAGAAACATTACCAATTTAAGTAATAATGGTCTTAAGCAAGCGACCACGTTAGCTGCTGATTTAGCAGCAACATTTGGGATTGATTTAGCACAAGCGACCGAGGTTTTAGGCAAGGCAATTAACGGTCAAACAAGAGGATTAAAACAATTCGGGATTACCATTAAAGATGCTGGAAACGAAACGGACAACTTTAATAATATTCAAAAAGCTTTAGTCTCCTTCCAGGGCAACGCTCAAAAAGATACTGAAACTTATAGCGGCAAAATGGAGGTGCTATCTAACAAGCTTGGCGAAACCTATGAGGCAATTGGTAAATTAATTATCAATAATAGAATTTTTTCAGCAGCAGTAAATATAACAATCGGTTCTATCGATGCTTTAAACTCAGCATTAGAAACGACAACTCAGTTTGTAGATTTCCTTGGAGAATCGTGGGATAACTTTTTTAATAATAAGTTTTCATTTAAAGAAGATAACATCAAGGCCCTTGAAGAAATAACTAAACAGATAATAGAAACCGAAATGGCGTTATCTGATTTTAGTGAAGGGACTAGGGCATACGACAACGCTCGAGCTAAACTAGGTAACCTAAATGAAGAATATAAAAAGATAAAAGATAGTTTAGAAAAATTTAGGGCCAGCAGTCAAGATACTGGAAACGCTTTTGTAACCGACAATAAGAAAAGTAAAAGAAGTTTAGAAGAAGTAAATCCTGCAATTGATAAATTAAAAGCATCACTAGATAAATTGAGAGACAAATTTAAATTCGGTGGAATGACTGATATTGAAAAAGTAAAAGCCGAAACAAGGGACTCTTTAAAAATATTAGAGGAGTTTAAAAAGAAAAAGGTAGTTTTAGATGGGGAATATCAAACTTTAAAGTACAACATAGTTTCAGAAGGTGAAAATAAAATCCTTAAGATTCAAGAAGAGACTAATAAAAAAGCTGCGGATGAAGCAGAAAAACGATTAGTTAAATTACAAGAATTTTATGTTGGATTATTTAATCAATTAAGTAACGTTGCCGGTGCTGCGGAAGGTGGACGTGAGGGTGCTAACCAGTTAGTTACTGCGTTGCCTGCTGCTATCGGGTCGATTTGGGGGCCTATTGGAACGGCAATCGGTGGATTCATTGGTAAGATACTATCGATCTTGAACATGACTAAAGAGGTTATGAGAGATCGGATAACTCAATTTATGAACGCATTACCGGAGATAGCGCAACGGTTGGCGGAAAACCTTCCAGTATTAATGGACGTAATTGCACAGAATTTACCAAAGCTTACTAATGCTGCGATTAAATCAATGCCTGCAATAGCTCGATCATTTATGGACACTGTTTTGAAATCATCTCCTCAACTAGTAACAGCGATGGTGTCAGACTTTGCTACGATGTTACCTAATCTAATAAATGAATTTGTTAAACTAATGGCATCGTCTAGTTTTTATAAGGACATTGCTAACGCTATCATTCAGGGTGTTAAAGAATCTGGTAAATCAGCATTGGGGAATGTTGGCGATGCGTTTGGATCATTAGGCGGTGTGCTTGGAAAGATTGGTGGAGCTGCTGGTAGCATCGTTGGCGGCATTGGTGACGTTTTTGGCTTCGCTTCCGGTGGCGAAGTACCAAAGGGTTTCAACTCGGATAATTATCCTGCAAGATTAACGAGTGGCGAATTGGTTGTAGATCGATCAACAACAAGTGATCTTAAAAACTTTTTATCTAACCAATCGGTGCTTGATGCCATGTTAGCGGAACTAAAAAAGCCGATAACAGTTCAATCAACTTTAATGGTTGATAATAAAGCTTTTGCGGATGTTATATTTACTCTTACTAGATCCAATGCGAGGTTAGCATGACATTTAGTACGGTAAAAGAAAATCAGGCGAGCAAGAAAATAACATTGGTTAGAATAAAGCCGAGCGTGACGTTGCCTCACCCAACATATGCTCCGACGCATTGGACCGATAATGGTGACGGTACTTATCAAACGACTTTGCTAGATTATGCCTTTGTAGCATTGTATAAATGTACCGCTGCTTCATATGTTAAACTAACCATGGCTATGGCATTAACAACAACTCTAGGTAATAACGAATGGTACTACGACGATAGCAGTAAATTATTAAAGATTAAACCAACTGGGGTCATTACTGATTATGTTTTTGTTGCAGATTTTTATATTTTTCTCTCTAGTGCTGGTAATACAGTTACTTATCAAGATCCTGAGGATGCTAATACAACTTTAAGAGAGTGGTTACCAATTCTAAATGGACTTCCATCGAGTAGGGAAGGGATTGAAAATTTAACCGAAGGCATTTTATCGATATCAGTATCAGGTGTTTCTCTAGTAAATGATAACGAATTTATTTTAAAATACCTCAATTGTGATCAAGATTTTCAGGCCAGCTTTTATAAAAAAGAAATTAGAGTTTGGCTTGCATTAGATGACGTTGCAAATATCACTAAGTTTTTTACCGGGTTAACTGGTAACATAAACATTAATAGAAATAATATTAACATCGATGTTAAAACAAACTTCTCATACCTAGATCGAAAAGCAACGCTAACGAAAGAAGGTTATGATCCCTATGGTTATTGGACGCTAAGCAATTGGGCGAATTTAAATCCTAACGATGACGGAAAACCTATTCGTTTAGTTATGGGATCTGTTTCTCCAATGGAATTTAAAGCTACTACGGTAGCAGGAATAACTAATCCTTTATTGCCACTTGTCGCTGATAAAACCTTAAAAGCAGTATGTACAAACTATAGTGAAACGGTATCGACTTCAAGCAATAGAGTATGGGGATGCTGTAGGATATTGGATGCTTCTGCGATTTATATTGGTACTCCGATAAGTGCGGTTGATAATACTGCTGGTGCTTTCACTAGGCTTACCGTAGCAACGTCTATTCTTGGATTTTTCGAAATTGGCGATACTATCGAATTGAAAAAGACCGCTGCTACAACTTACTACGGTTATATCTATCAAAAAGATCTTGTTAATAAATATTTATATATTACAAAATTAGCGTCGATAGATAATACCTGGCAGCCTCCGAATCCTGTCCAACGAATTACTTGTGTAGTTATTAAAGATAGAACCAACGATGCGAATGTTTATTACCCAATTGTCGGTCGTGATTTTGCCTATTCCGAAACTGATACCGGATCGATATTATACTCGTACATAACGTTTACTAATAACTTCGAAGCAACATTATCAATGGGCACACTTGATCCAAAAATCCATGAAGTTTATTTTAGAATAGCACCAAGTGGAACTGGAAAAGCAGGGTCACAACCTGGAACGGTATTAGAAAATATTTTAACCTTTGCCGGTGCGACCGTTAACAGTGCGAGCTTCGATGATTTTGATACTACTATGGCAACGTATTGCAGTTATGCGATACCGACCTATGATGAAAGTGATTATTCAAATTACTATAAATATGTACAAGAAATATTATCATCATGTTTTGCTTATATCGCTAACAACTCAATCCAGGAGTTAGTTGTTGCACAATTTGCAACACCTATTTCAACAACGGAAGTTACCGAATCAGAAATGATCAAGGGTTCATTTTCTGAAAGCATTAAATATGACGACATAATTTATCAACTAATCGCCTATAATCCCTATGCGAAAAACACCTTAGCATCTCAAACACTAAGTAACCTATCGGCAAAATATTTACATGGGATTGATACATTAACAAGATTTGTTCATTGCCTTGAAGATATTAGTAATACCTTGTCGAAATACTTGGCCTACAGGTCTTACCCAAAGAAAACTATTTCAATAAGAACAAAACACCAGCACCTTGATTCTTTAATAGGGGAAGATTATGAAGTTAACGTTAAAGATTGTAATAAGGTTGGAAAAATAATTGGATTGGATAAAGATCAAAGCGGTGCTACGATAACGTTAGACACCTTTGGAGATTAAAAATATGACTAGTTGTAAAGCTAGATTTCTAGATAATAACTTTGCGGAAAATAATACTTCCGCAGCAACATACAGTTCGCAGCAGGCCAGCTTTCCTTTTCTTAATTGTTTAAATCGATCAAGAAAAAAAGTATGGATTCCAAGCGGTTGTTTTGAAATAACAACTTCTGGAAGGACTATCTACGTATGGGATGGAAGCGATAAAGATCTAGATTTAACGTTGGGCATTTATACCGGAACAACTTTAGCAGCACACGTTCAAGCGATCTTGAACGCAGCAAGCTCGGGATGGACAGTAACCTATTCAACAACAACCTATAAATTTACCGTTACAAATGCCGATGCAACTTTCTACGTTAGAATACCAACAAACAACTCTAATCTAACACCAAACGATATTGTCAACGGTGCTAACGATGCCTGGGGTTGCATGGGGTTCCTTAATTCAGCAGGTGCGGACACTGATATTCTAGTCCCTGCTGTAAGCTCGGCAATAAAGCATTCAACTGAATATTTCATTCTAGATCTTGGAACTAATTTACCAGTTCAAAATATTTGTTTAATAGGACCAGTAGATGAAATCTTTGGCCTTTCAGATAGTGCATGTGTGTCTATTGCAGCAAATAATGTTAATGATTTTAGTACCAGTATAACCACAACAACGATTCGTATTACCAATGATACATTATCTAGCAAGGTTGAAAGTGCTGCTGCTACTCCATTAATCATTAACGATAACGGAATATTTATCGATTTAACCTCCTATACTAGTGATACATCATATCGATTCTGGAAAATATCAATCATCGATAGATACAACGTCGATACTGATTTTAAGTTGGCCCATGTTTATGTTGGAGACTATACGGAGATGACGACAAGAAATCTAAACGTTGGGTTCAACTGGAGAACAATCGATAATACAAACGTGTCGGAGAGTGAGGACGGTACTTTATATTTCGATACTAAGCCGCTTCAAGAATATTTAAGCGGTATTCAATTTAATTTACTTAATGAAACAGATAGAAAATTGTTAATGGAATTATATCGACGACTAGGTAAAAGCACACCGTTTTATATTCAGATAGATCCAAGCGAAGCGATCAGTGATATAAACGAGCTAACACGATATTGTTATTTCGAAGATACTCCTGAATTTCAACACGTCATTCACGATTATTTTAATTGTAACCTTTCGGTCAAGGAGGTTATCTAATGAGTATAAAAAGTTTTTATGATCAAAACTACGCAAAGCTTTTATCATATGGTGCTGGCGAAGGATTAACGCCTAACTATTATGCCAGGGATTTTATTGCAGGCATAACACCAGCGGTTAGTGGAGATCTTGAATACATTCGAGTTATGGTAGCATTAGACGGTTCAACTAATGCCAATAGATTTACAACCTATGCGCCAAATTTGACGCTAAACGTGTTCAATGCTCCGACCTATAGGCAAGCCTTGCTTGGAAGTAAAACCGTTTCTAGCGGGACGATAGCACTTAATACGACCAATTATCCGTTGCTCGCACAATCATGGAGTGGAACACAATACCAGTTTTTAATGTGGCTTAGATTTGATTTCAATAGCAATATTTATTTAACCGCTGGAGAAAATTATTGGATTCAAATTGAAAAGCAAAGTGGTTATTCCATAATGCCCAATATCTACGTTCTAAACGACTGGCCTAATCCAGTTTACACAAATAATAGTTACGTCGATTCAGGAAAATATAATAGCAAAATTGAAGTTTACATAAAGAGGTAAAAATTATGGCATCAATAGTAAAAACATTAAGCTTAAGCGAAGGGATAGCAACACCTTCTTCTGCTACCGGAAACGTCACCACGAGCAACGTCGGAAGTTTCGCAACACAAGCAGCGTTTGAAACCTATCTCGGAAGGGTAATGGCAAATGGAGACGTATATTATAACACCACTGCTAATAAATATTATGGGATGGAGAATAGTGTTATAATTGCCTTATCACTTACTCCGCAAGGAACTATAACAAATATTTATTCCGACCTTGATAATATATATGCTAACAACTTTGATGAAGCCAATACTGCAAGCTTTTCAACCGGAAACAATGCAACCTTTGGAACGGCAGGGGCGATAGTTGGAGTATTATCAATTGACACAAGTGCTTCGAGAATAAGTGGTACACAATCAGTTAAATATGCAATAGCAGGATCAAGTGGGGCCAATGACTGGTTCGGGATAACTATACCAATTCCGGCAGTTAGTAATTTGTTAGATCTAAACACGCTGGGAAGAAACATGACTTACAAGGTTTCTTTTTGGTTTACTAATACTTTTAGTAATAATGAAATATATTTCGCAGTAAAAGACGTTACGAATGGTACTCAATTAATGGACTATGGAAGCTTAATGACAGCAGCTTCTTCTT